CTACGTGGTAATTAGGCCATGGTTTCGCAGGGCCGTCAACACCGCCGACAGGGTCGCACGCCCTTGAATATCCACCGTTTCCCCGCCCGAGGGGCCAAGGATCGCCGGCTGTCGCGTACCGACCACGCGAAGCCCGCCGACCGCCACACCACCAGTCGGCAACGGCCCCGTGCTCCATGCTGCCCCCGTCCAGAACGCGTGTTGCCCGGCATCCACGATCCAGGCCGTCATCCCCGGAGTCGGCATCACGAATCGCCAGCCCCCATTGGTCCAGCAGGCGATCTGCCCCTGCCGCCTCGTCCAGGCCCCCACGCCATCCGCCGGCACCGCCCAGCTCTGTCCGATCCGCGGATCGCCCGGCGGCACGGCCAGCGTCAGGGTCTCGACCACCGGGTGCACGACGATATCGAGGATCGCCAGCGCCTCGTTATGCGTCACTTCCTTCTGCGCCTGACCCGCGACGATCGCCGGCAACCCAAAGCGCGCACTTGCCTCCGCCATCATCATCTCCCCGTTTCCATCACAAAATTATTGTCTGGCAGGCCTCGACGGAGATCCCCGCCGTTCCGATCTGCGCGACCGTGAACGACACATCCTTCCCCCGGGCGCGACCGTCGGCGGCCTGCATAGCCGGCGCATAGACCCAGTCCGGCATGTCGACCGTCACGGTCCGCACCGGACCGTCCGCGCCCAGGATGGTCAGACGGTATCGCTCCGCCTCCTCCCCCAACGGCGCATCGGCGCCGTCCGCCCATGACCAGCCGCCACGGCTGCGGCGAGTCCACGAAAGCCGAACCGAGTCGTCCCCCTCCCGAACCGCGCGCAGTCGAACCAGCGACGGTGGCCGCAACGCTCGCCCCCTGAACGCCCGCACCCGCTCGATCGCGCGCTCGTCGCCGATCCCGCTCGCCAGGATCAGCGCGTCCGATCCGACCGCGCTCGCCGCCAGCGTCATGGTCGCCAACCGGTCCGGCTCGATCAGTACGAACGGCTCGTCCGCCGCATGCCCCTCGATCGCCCCCTCCGTTCCGTACCGCCCGCGCAGCAGCCGCGTCAGCCGGAACCGCGCGACGCCGACCTGCTCTACCGCGCCGAACTGGATCAGTTCGTCCCCGACCAGCGCCAGGTTCGCACCGTTCAGCATCGCCGCGTCGGATCGTCCCTCCAGCGTCATCGTATCGTTCAGCAACCGCACCTCGATCGCGGTCCGCATATCGAACAAAGTCGATCCTGCCGCCGGCGTCGCCACCGCGATCCGCCCGATCGTCGCCGCCGGCGCGGTCCGCCCGATCGAGCTCAGCGTCGCGCCGCCGTCGAGGCTGCCCGACAGCATCGCGACCCGCCAACCGGCCGACACGCCCGCCGCCGCGACGTGGATCGCGCCACCGCTCGCCACGCCCGGCACCCCGGCGGGCAGTTCGAACGTCACGATCGTAGTGGCTCCGTGCGGTCGATCCGCCTGCATCACCGCCCGACCCGGCACCCCCGCCACCATCGGCGCCGCACGCGCCCCGGTCGGCTCCGCCACCAGCCGCATCTCGACCACCATCCGCTCGATCGTCGCGCCTGCCACCCGCCAGACCCCACCGATCCCCGGCACAGTCACCGCCGCCCCCGGACCGATCGCCATATAGCGCCACGGCAGCCGCACGACCGCCTCCCGCCGCGCCGCCCAATCCGCCGCCAGCCGCCGCTCAGCGATACTGCGCGCCACCGCCGCCGCCAGCACCGCGGGCAATTCCAGCGCCATCACCCGCCGCCCGACACCGCCCCGCCCGGCGCGTTGCAGCCCCGCCTGATAATCGCGATCGATCTCGTAATACGCGACGGTCACCGCGTCCGACACGGTCCCGGCCGCGCGCTGGTCCCGCTGCAACCTTACACCACCCACCGCGCCGGCGGCCGCACCGATCGCCTCGGTAGGCAGCTCGACCGCCACCCCCGCCCCCTCGGTCAGCACCAGCCCGCCGTCCGCGTCGACCAGCACGGACGGCACCGCCGCCGACAATGTCTCCACCGCGCCGCGGACGCTGTCCCCGCTCGCCGCATAGCCGAGCACCGTCGTCGCTGTCCGGTCCGCGATCGCCCCGTCGGACAGCGCCGCCGCCACCGCCCCGATCGTGACCGGCCCGTCATCCGCCTCCACCTCGAAACTCAGCGAAGGGATGCGGTTGCCGTACGCGGCCAGCTGCATGTCCTCGAACACGACATAGGCCAGCCCGCGATAGGCCGGCGTCTCCCCGACCCCTTCGACGGCCGCGATCAGAGGATCCGCCGCCTGCCCCTCGTCCCCGTCATGAAAGCGGAACTTCGTCCTGCCCTTCCAGTCCCCCGCCGCCCCGCGCAGCAGCGTTCCGTCCGCCCAGATCCGTCCCACCGACCGCAACCGCCGCGCGGACAGCGCCACCGCGAACGAGGCGGCGTAGCTATATTGTGTCGTCCCCGGCTGGCCCTTCCCGCCGCCGCTCCGCGTGCCCGTCTCCTTCAGGTCGGTCGCCCAGATCACCGTACCTGCCACCCGCATCCGCCCGAACAGCTTCGGGATCATGCTGCCATAGGACGACGTCTGCACGCTCAGGTCGCCCAGCCGCGGCCCCCGCCCGCCGCCGCCACCCAGCACCGCACCGTCGATCCGGTTGCCGATCAGCGCGCCCACCGCACCACCAATCGGCCCGCCCACCAGCGTGCCGACCGTCGTCAGGACCAATGTCGCCATCGCCTATGCCTCCCCGAACTGCCAGCTTGCAATCACCGGCCACGGCACCGCCCCCGGCACCGCGACGATCCGCCCGATTCCGGCATCCGCATGGACGAAGCCGTCCGCCGTCCGGATGACCAAATGGAACTGCCGCGCCCCCGCCTCGACCAGCAGCACCGCGCCCGGCCCCGGCACGTCCGTCCGCACGAGCCCCGCGGCATCGACCAGCGCCGCCACCGCCTCCGCCGTCCCGCCGCGCATCGCATAGCGCGCCGGCACGCGTTCCAGCGGCAACTGCCCGGCAAAGGCGATCAGCCCGACACAGTCGAGCCCGTACGCCGGCACGCGTCCCTGCGCGCGAAATCGTACGCCGACGCACGCCCGCGCCCGCGCGATCACATCGTCGCCCATGTCATTCCCCCGGATATCGTGTCAGCAGGTCGTTGCCCGGCAGATGCGGCTCCCCGCGGAAATTCGCTGCGTTGCCGAAGCGCGCGCTGCATGTCGCCAGACTCCGGTCGCACCCTTCGGTCAGCTCGACCCGGTCCCCCACCACCGTCCCGAGCGGCGGCGGATCGCGCAGGAACAACGTACCCGCCTCGCTCCACGCGATCTCGCTGGACAACCCGCTCCCCGCCCCGTCCAGCCAGCGGATCCGCCCGCCGGTCCAGCGATGCGCGCGCCCACCGTCGTCCTGCACCGAAACCGTCTGCGCATCGGTCACGCCCGCGATCACACTCATCACCACGCGCCCGGCCATGTCGACCCGGCACCGCCGGTCGCCCAGCTCGGCCCGGCATTCGGGCGAGGTCCGCTCCACCACCGGCCGCTCCAGCACCGCCGTCGGCCCGCGCAGTTCCGCCTGGAACGCGCCGTCCCGCGTCGCGACATCGCCGATCTCGCCCCGCGCCAGCGCCACCGAACCGCCATCCGGATCGCCCCAGTCGACCGCGAACAGCCGCACCGCCGCCCCGTCCCACCGCCCCGCATCCAGGTCCGTCGCCGATATTCGGTCGTGGGTCAGCGCCCCTGCGACATTCAGCGTCTCGACCGCGAACCCCGCCTCGCGCGTCACGGCGGACGGCACCATCCCGGGTGCGGCGGCATAGGTCATGCCGTCCACCACCAGGTCGTGGTCGTGCCCGGTGAACCCCAGGCTGATCCCGTCCCGCCGGTCCAGCCGCCAGCAAAAGGCGACGCGCGTCAACTCCGGCTGCAACCAGTCGGCCATGCGCTCTCTCCTTCAGGTTTCGCGGATCTCGATCATCGGCACCGACGCCATCTCGCCTGCCAGATAGGTCGCTCGCGACACGTCGATCCGGTCCTCCGCGAACCGCACGGGCACGTCGAACCGGAACCCGGCGGTCACCACAGCACCCACCCCCGGCGCGGCATCGAACACCACCGTCCCGCCCGGATCGAGCGTCCACCCGCCGATCAGCGCCGCGCCATCCACGCCAACCCGCACGCTGCCCGCCACCGGCCGCGTGATCCGCCGCAGCTGGGCCTCCTCCCCGTCGCCGTAAGATTTGATCAGCGCGAACCGCGTCGTCTTCCCGTCGCCGACCCCGATCCGCTGGTCGCGATACGCCGGCGCATCGGTCATGCCCGCCGAACTGTCGTCATACGGGTCGCGCAGCCGGAACCCCTTTGCCGCGCCTCGTCTCGCGCGGAAGAACGCGATCAGCGTCTGCGCATCCTCGTCGGACCGCACGCCCGGCCCGGCATCGTACCGCATCCGCGCCTCCGCCCAGTCGGCGTTGCGCTGCTCGTGCCCGGACGCACTCGTCACCACCGCGGTGGAGAAGTTGGGGCTGACACTCGCCTGCCGCCCCAGCGCGATCGGAAAATCCACATCGTCGAACGGCGTCATCGCCTCTCCCTCCGTATCCCAATGGACGAACCCGTCGCGCGCCACCTGCGGCAGCGCCCAGATAAAGACGTCCGCGATCCCCCGCGCCCGCCCGGCCTCCGCGGCCGCATCGATCGCGCGCCACTCGGCGGACGCCTCGCGGTTCAGCACGAAGCCCGAAAAATATTGCTGCTCGTCGATCGGATATCCCAGCCGCGCGGTCATCGCGTCCACGCCGCGCGCGGTCGCCCCGCTGTTGCCGGTCGTCACCCAGTCATAATCCTCCAATTGGAGGACATCGAACGCCGGCCGCGCCCAGCCCATCGGCACGTTTGCGCGCCGCAGCTCCGGCGCCGCCCGGTCCAGCACCGTCGGCAGATAGACGAGCAACGCGACCCGACATCCCGGCGCCTCCGCCCGCACCGCGTCGCGCAACGCCAGCGTCGAGGCCGCCAGCAACGCCCCCGCTTGGTCGAGCATCGCGCGCTGCGCCGCATCCATCGGCATCGCCACATCCGCGATCGACACGAGGCCCGCGCCGAACACCGCCCGCGCGGCCGCATCGTACAAGCATGGCTGCCCGCCCGGCGCGACCCACCACCACGGCTCCCCCACCTGGAACCACGGCTCCAGCCCCGCCGCCACCGCGATCCGCACGAACGCGCGCCCCACCTGATGGAGATACCCCATCGCCCCCTCATGCGCGGGCGACAGCAAGGTCGACGGCGGCACCCACCCGGTCAGCGCCGGCGCCCCGCCCTCCGTTCGCTGCTTCCAGTCGCCCCACGCATGCGCATCGAACAGCTCGTAGCTCAGCGACAGGATAAACCGATATCCCAACGACTTGCACCGCATTGCGAAGTCGCGGTGCCAGCTCTCGCAAGCGACGTTCAACACACCGCCCCGCAAGCTGACGAGCAGGTTATTCCCGGCCTGCTCCAGCCTAAAATAATGGCTCATCCCGACATAGTGGTTGATGACCTCGCGGTACCCGAGCAGCACCGCGTTGCGCAGTACCCGCTCCGGCGTCAGGTTGTACGCGTCGTCATATCCGGTCGCGATCCGCATCGCGTGCGCCGGCACCATCGCATCGCCCAGCGCCAGGACGGACCCCGCCCCGTCGCACCTCATGTCGGAGATCTCGACCCAGCCCTCGGCCGGTGCCGCCAGCGCCCCGCCCGCCGGGTCGTAGTCCGGTGCCACCAGCGAAACGAACATCCGGTCGATATCGCCCGCCCACACCGGGTCCGCCTCCGCCGGCAGCAGAAAGCCGCCGTCCAGCCTGGCGAAATCGATCGACACCACCGCGTCCTCTGGATCGCCCACCGCATAGTTCGACAGCCGCACATACCAGGCGCGCGCCTGCCCCGCCGCATCGCGCCCCTCGATCGTCAGCGTCGGTCCGTTGATCGCATCCAGCGCGCGGATGCCCCCCGACCGCCACCGGAACCGCAGGCTGCACTCCCGATAATCCCTATCCGTCTCGTAACTTGCGAGCGGATGGTCCCACCGATCCTCCGACGCCCAGATCAGCCCGGCGAGGTCGTCGCGGTTGTAGAACACTGCATCCACCCGCAACGCATGCGGCCCCGTCGTCACGACCGACGCCATCACCGGCCGCGGAAAATCCACCGTCCAGAACCGCACGTCGAACCGCTTGAGATACCTCGTCTCGGTCCGCTCCGAAGCCAGTCGCCAACCCATCAGGACCTCCATTCAAAGAGCAACACGCCCCCTCTCCCCACCGGGGAGAGGGTTGGGGAGAGGGGCGTTTTTAGGTGGAGCGCCCGTAGGAATTACGCCTACGCTCTCACCGCTCCGCCGCCGCCAGCGCAGTCCGCACCGCGCGCGCCACTTGCCGCGAGGACCGCGCCAGCGCCTCCGGTGCCGCCCCCGCCGCGACATTCACCGAAATCGCCACCCGCACCTCGCGCGCCGCCTCCCCCGGCACCGCAGCCGCCGCCCGCACCGCCCCGCTACTCGTCGGCACGAACAATTCCGGCCCGCGCTCCCCCACGACATAGGCCGCCCCCGGCGACACCGGCCCGCCCGTCGCCCGCCCCGGCAAGCCGGCCACCGCCCCCACCAGGGTCGCCGCCACCGACGCCAACCCGCCGCCGCCCTTCGACCCGCCGCCCCCGAGCACCGAAGCGATCCCGCCCGACACCGCCGCCGCCGCGATCTCGCCCAGCACCGCCAGCGCGCTGCGCTTCAGGTCGTCGAACCCCAGCTTCCCCGTCCGCACCGCACGCGCCAGCGCCGTCTCGATCGCCCGCCCCGCCCGATCCGCATCGCGTTCCAGCGGCGACGCCAGGCTGTCGCGCATCGTCGCCACATCGCGCGCGAACCCGGCCGTGTCGGCCCGCACGCCGATCACCAGCCGCTCGATCTCGTCATCCATCCGGATCCCTTTCCTGCATCGCGGCCAGCTCGCGCGGGCCCAGCGGTTCGTCCGTGTCGTCGCCCGCGATCACCGCCGCCAGCGCCGCCAGCTCGGCCGGCGTCGCCCGCCAGAACCGCTCCGGCCCCCACCCGAACAGCACCCCCGCCTGCCCCGCCATCCGCACCGCCGCATCGCGGAACGACGCGCCTTCCCCCCTCCCTTTCGAGGGAAGGGCCGGGGGTGGGTGCCCTACGGACAACGTGCCGGGCACCATCACCGCCCCTGCAGGATCTGCAGGATCAGCGTGCGCAACGCCGGTGTCACCGCCGCCAGCCCCGCCTCAAGGATCGCCTCGCCCACCCGCTCGCGCGTCAGCTCGGGCCCGCGCTCCGCCACCACATGCCAGAACAGCGCCGCGATCTCCGCCAGCGACAGCGTCCCCGCCGCCGCCCGCTCGACCAGCGCGAACAGCGGCCCCAGCTCGCCCTCCGCCGCCACCAGCGCCTCGAAACTCGGCCTCAGCGTCAGCACCGCACCGTCGACGGTCAGCGCCGCCTCCCCCCGCGCCGGGTTCACGACGATACGACCTGGCCTGAGGACTCGAGTGCAAGCGTATAGGAACGCTCGCCATTATAGTCGCCGGAATAGTCCAGCCGCGCGACCAGGAACCGCCCGCGCAACCGCTCCCCGCTTTCGAAGCTCAGTTCGTAATCGTCGAGCAACCCGGCCAGCGCATTCGCCTTCAGCCGCGTCTCCGCCGCCGATCCGGTAAACACGCCGGCCCCCGCGACCGACACCGATCGCACCCCCGCGCCGGAGAGCAGCTCGCGCCACCCGCCCGAAGCCTTGCTGGTAATCGCCACCGCCTCGCCGTTGATCGACAGCATCGTCGTCCGCATGCCCGCCACGGTCGCATAGACCGGGCTCGCCGCCCCATCCCCGACCTTCAGCAGGAACGCACTTCCCTTTTCCACCGCCATGTCATGATCCCCTGTATCAAAAAGAAAGCCCCCTCCCTTTCAAGGGAGGGGGTTGGGGGTGGGTGCAACGGCACCCCACCCATGAACACGAAGGGAAGACGAGGCCCGCCTCACCCCAGCGAAACCGTCCGCACCCGGTACTCCACCAGCCCCGCCCAGGGCCGCCCCGCATCGCGCACCAGCCGCGCGCGCAGGAACAGCAGCCCCACGATGCTGTGCCCGCCCAGCTCGCGCGCCATCTCATCGATCGCGCCCTCCGCCAGCGCCATCAGCGCGTGGAGCCGCGACGGCCGCCCGCCCTCGTCCCACAACACCACCGCGATCCGGTGCTCGCGCCCCTCCAGCCCCTTCGCACCCCAGTCCGACGTCGTCGCCTCGCCGATCGCCGCATAGGGCAGCTTCGCCTCCGCCGGCGGTCCGTCGAACACGCCCGTCACCCGGTCACCCAGGCCGGCACGCAACGCCGTCACCAGCGCCGCCTGCACCGCTCCCGCCGCATCGCTCATGTCCCGTCCTCCCCGATCATGCCCCGCAAATCGCGCAGCCGCACATCGTCCAGCATCCGCCGCGACAGCCCGCGCCCCACCAGCGTCACGCCGTCCGCCGCATCGATGACATCCAGTTCCGGAAAGGCCGCCCGCAGCCGCGCCGCCACGCGCGCGATCACCGCTAGCTGCCGCCGCATCGCGATCCGCTCGACCCGCGTCACGGTTCTTCCTCAGCAAACAGCGTGATCCGGTCCGGCATCCGCGGATCGGCCAGCACCCGCACCACGCGCAGCTGCATCGCGACCCGCTCGATCCGATCCCCCACCGCGACGTCGCAAGGCCGCATCGCGATCCGCCAGCGCCGCTCCCCGTCCGGCACGCACCCCGCCCACACCGTGCCGACTGGCGCGAACACCGCCGACACGCCCCCCTGCGCATCGCGCACCGGATCGCCGCGCGACACGGTCACCCGCTCGCGCAGCAACCCGGCAAGCCCCGCCCCGCTCACAGCCGCATCTGCCGGTAAGGCCGCCACAGCGCCGCCACCACCGCGGGCGGCCCTGCATCGTCATCGCGGTGCGCATGAAAATGCGCCGCCAGCCGCACGATCCCCTGGGCCACCGCCGCCGGCACCTCGCCCGTCAGCGGCGCCCCTAGGAACCGCTCCGCCACCCCCTCCGCGGCCGCGACCAGCGTCGCGATCAACGCATCCTCCGCGTCCGTCTCCAGGCGCAGATACGCCTTCACCGCGTCGATCCCGACCGCTGCCATCCCACCCCTCCCTACGATAGATCCGCCCGGCCCCAGGCTCGAAAGTTTGGAACCGAGCGGCAACAAGTCATTGATCCGAAACGATCAGTTCGCCGAGAACCGCATGAGCTTGATCGCCTCGGCATTCACCACCGCACCGCCCACGCGCTTGGTGGCGTAGAAGTGGACGAACGGCTTGTTGGTGAACGGATCGCGCAGGATCTGCGTCTCCTGCCGCTCGGCGATCAGGTACCCCACCCGGAAATTGCCGAACGCGATGCCCAGGCTGTTCGCCGCCACGTCGGGCATGTCCTCGGCCTCGACCACCGGATAGCCGAGCAGCGTATCGGGCCGCCCCTCGATCAGCCCCGCCTGCCACACGAACGCCCCGTCCGCGGTCTTCACCTTGCGGATCAGCGACAGCGTCGCGCTGTTCATCACGAACGACGCACCCTGCCGGTACGGACTGCGCAACGCCTGGACCAGGTCGATCAGCCGGTCCTGCGCATTGCTGCCGAACCCGCCCGCCGCACCCGACGGCACGTACTGTAGCGCCCCGAACGCGCGCGTCGCGTCCCCCTCCGGCGCCACCGGTTCGGCCAGGAAGCCGCGCGGCTGATGCACCCCGTTGCCGGACACGAACGCCGCCCCCTCGGCGCGGGCGAACTCGGTCGCCACCTCGTCGGCCAGCCACTGCTCCACATCGAACGCGGCATCGTCCAGCATCGCCTGGCTCGCCGCCGGGTTGGCGTACAGCTCGCCCATCGGCGGCGCGATCTCCGCGAACACGGGCGTGCCCGTCTCCGGACGCCCCGCCGTCTCGGCCACCCAGCCGGACGGCGTCGCGCCGCGCGTCACCAGCTTGCGGTACCCCGCGGTCCCGACCTTCACGACCTGCGCGATCGACCGGATCGGCGAGATGCTCGCCAACGCCGCATCGATCCGGCGGTCGATCTCCTCCGGCACGGCATAGCCGCCCGCCGCATCCGTGACGCCGTTCACGCTCTTCAGCTCGACGCCCACCTCGCGCCCGGCGCGCAGATACCCCTCCACGAACGCCGTCACCGAGCCGTCCGCCCGCGCACCAGACAAGGCCGGCCGCCCGAACACATCTGCCTTCACTTCGTACATATGTCTCTCCTGTTGAAAATTTTCGGTCGGCAAGGCGGTCGCCTCACCAGACCCGATCGACCCGCGCGTCCGGCTGCATTGGCACCGCGACCAGCGACACTTCGAGCAGGTCGACGTCGATCAGTTCACGATATGTTCTCTGGCGAATTCGCCGGGAACGGTATCCGAACGACAGCCCCGTCACCGCGCCGGCCAGCAACGCCGCCGCCATCGTCGACCCTGCCGGCACCTGTCCGGCGACGCGGAGCCCGCGCGCATCCTCGACCAGCGCGTCGATCGTCCCGACCGGCCGCAACCCGCCGTGCTGACGCAGCAGCGCGACCCGCCCCGGTCGTCCGGCCAGACTCCGCGAAAACGCCCCCGCCCGCACGATATCGCCACCGCGGTCCACCACGTCGAACAGCGCCGCATAGCCCTCGAACCGTACCACTTCTGCCGGCCTGCTCATGGCTTCAGCAACTCGGTCAGCCCCAGCCGCGCCGCCATCGCCACGACCAGCAGCGCCAGCGCGATCCGCATCGCCCACGCCAGCACCGCGTTGCGCGCCGATACCTTCGCATCACGCCACGCCTTCAGAAGCTCGCGCAACGCACTGATATCGTTACGTGCGGACAGGTCGCTCAGCCCCAGCCGCTCCAGCGCCCGCCCCGCCCCCGCCTCGCTCGCCTCCTCGATCAGCGCGCGCAACGTCACCAGCGCCGCTCCCTCCTCCTCCGCCTGGCACAGCAACCGCGCCAACATCGCCACATCGGTCATCCCATCCTCCCCCCTCAATGCCTGTAGTTCCCCGGCGAAGGCCGGGGCCTAGACGCAACCGCGCCACCTAGGCCCCGGCCTCCGCCGGGGAACCAGCCACCTCCACCGCAAACCCCAGCAACTCACGCTTCTCCGCCCGCGACAGGAAATCCGCCGCCGCCACCTGCCCCCACATCGCGGCGCGATCACCCGACAGCGCCGGCACCGCATCCAGGTCGACGACCAGCGCCAGCCCCGGCCACCACGCCGCCAGCCCGTCCGACACGCCGTCGAGCAACCGCGCCACCAGCGGCAGCACGGTCAGCCGCCACAGCGCACGGCTCGCCTCCGCATAATTGGCGTAGGTATTGTCGCCGGGCAGCCCGAGCAGCATCGGCGGCACCCCGAACGCCAGCGCGATCTCGCGCGCCGCCGCGGCCTTCAGCCCGACGAAATCCATGTCGGCCGGCGACAGGCTCATCGCCTGCCACTTCAGCCCCCCTTCCAACAGCATCGGTCGCCCGGCGTTGCTGGACCCGGCGAAGCTCGCCTCCATCTCCGCCTTCAACCGATCATACTGGTCACGGCTTAGCACCGCCCCCGGCTCGCCCGGGTCATAGACCAGCGCCCCCGACGGCCGCGCCGCATTGTCGAGCAACGCCTTGTTCCACTGCGTCGCCGCGTTGTGGATCGCCACCGGCCCCGCCGCCGCACCCAGCGACCCGACCCCATAATGATCGTCGAGCGGATGCAACGCCTTCAGGTGCACCACACCCCCCGCGCCCCCCTCACCCGCTACCGGATAACGCGTCGTCACCGCCCCCGCCTGATACCGGTACGCCACCGGCCACCCGCCCGCATCCGCCTCCACGGTCACACGCTCCGGCCGCAGCGGATACAGCGCCTCCGGCACCCCGTCCGCCCCGCACCCGATCAGCAGATAGGCGTTGCCGTGCAACAGCATCTGCGCCGCGACCGTTTCCAGCACCGGCTTCACGATCCGTTCCGCGACATGCCCCTGTTCGGCCGCCAGCACCGTCACGCTGCCACACGCATCCGCCACCATCCGCACCGACCGCTGCGCCACCGCATTGCCCAGATACGCCGCCCGCACCTGCGCCTCGTACCCGCGCGGCCAATCCCCGAGCACGCCGCCCCCCGCACTCCGCACCAACGCCGGACGCGCCTCCGCACGCCCGGACTTCCGCCCGAACAACCACATGACAGCACTCCTAAAAAAGCCAGAACCGTCCATCCCGAGCGAAGTCGAGGGACCCGTCGAGCGCAGCCGAGACGCGCACCACCTAGGAAACTACAAAACCCTTAAAGCGGGCGCGCCACCCCCGCGCCCCAGCATCAGCTCGGTCATCGCCCACACCAGCGCATCCGCCCGGTCCGGCGACCGCCCCGGCCCCACATAGGCGCCGCCCGACAACAGCCCAGCCAGCTCGTCCTCAAGCCGCGGAAACGCGCCGACATGCACCGCGCGCCCGGCCTCGTACAACGCCGCCACCGGTTCCGCCCGCGCCACCTTGCCGCGGCTGGCATGGACCAGCTTCACCGGCATGGCGCGGTTCGCGGCGCGCAGCACGCTGTCGACCATCGCGCCGCCATTGTTCGCCTCCGCCACCACGCGGTCCGCCCCGTGCGCCGCGGCCGCATCCGCCACCGCCTGCGCCCAGCCTTCCGGGCTCGCGCCCTGCACGCTGGCGTCGGCCACTACCTGCGCCACCCCGTCCGCGCCCAGCGTGACCACCACGATCCCGCACGCGTCCGACGTCGCCGTCGCCCCCGCCGGCGGATCGACCGCCACCACGGTCCGCACCGCCGGCACCGCCACATCGCGCCGGCACGCCTCGATCAGCGCCCGGCTCCACAGCGCACCGTCGATCTCTTCGATCAGCTCGCCGTCCAGCTCCTGCCGCCCCAGCCGCGTTCCGCCGTACAGCGCGTCCATCGTCGCCACGAACGCGTCCGCCAGGTTCGCGCGATTGTCCGCCGTCCGCCCACGCGTCACCACCACGCCCGGCATCGCGATCAGCCGGCGGACCAGCGGCACCGGCCGCGGCGTCGTGGTCGCCACGATCCGGGGCAAGCGCCCCAGCCGCAATCCCATCGCAAGATTGTCCCATGCCGCGTCGCCCCCCTTCCATTTCGCGATCTCGTCCGCCCAGGCCACATGATGCTGCGGCCCGCGCAGCGCCTCCGGTTCCGCCGCGGAATACACCGTCGCCGTCCCCCCGCCCGGCCACCGCAGCCGGCGCAGCGACGGCTCCCACACCGGCCGTACATGAGCCGGCGCGATCGCCAGCAGCCCGCTTTCCCCCTCCACCATCACCGCCCGCGCCTCGGCATAGGTCGCGCCGATCAGTGCGGCCTGCACCCCCGGCCGCCCTTCCAGCTGCGCGCGCACCCACTCCGCCCCGGCGCGTGTCTTGCCGAACCCGCGCCCGCCCAGCATCAGCCACAACCGCCAGTCCCCCGGCGGCGCGCGCTGCCCCGGCCGCGCCCACAGCTCCCAATGATGCTCCAGCCCGCGCGCGCCCTCGCCCAGCCGGCGCAGCATCCGCCGCCGCTCCGCATCCGGCAGGAACGCCAGCCGTTCGCCCAGCGATCGTTCCATGGCCCCGCCCCCCGCTCATTCCGCGATGCTTTCCAGCCGGCGCTTCATCTCCGACAGTTTCTCGTCGATCCGGTCGGTCACCACGCCCAGGTCGTCGATCTCCTCGAAGATGCCGGTCGCCTGCACCGCCGCGCGATGTTGCCGCAGCAGCTGCAACCAGGTCCGCTCCTCGTGGCTGGTCGGCGCATCGCGCTCGGCCTCGCCCCCCGCCGCGCGCGCCAGCGCGCGTTGCAGCATCCGCAGCTCCAGCCGCAGATACCCCTCGGCCAGCGCGCGCAGGAACGCCGCACGGAACTTCGCATCCGCCTGCCGCCGCTGCCACGCCCGCTTGTCGGTCGTCCCCACCGCGATCGCCGATTGCGTCACGTTGGCGGACCCGGCCAGCTCCTCCAGAAACCTCTTCTCGATCGTCGCCGACCAGGTCGCCGGCTTGTCCGCCTTCGTCTCCGTCGCCCCATCTCCCAT